TGGGAAACGTGTCAGGCGACATCTTTGACAACGAAGAACTCGAATACTACTACGAGGACATGGTTCGTTCACACTTCGAGGTCCCGAGCCATTATGAGGCCACATGGGACGAGGAAGATGGTATCGTTAGTTTTCAATTAAACGGCACGGACATGATTACAGTAAATGCACATCCTACTGTCCAGTAATGGAACGCCATTCAATGGTGCCAAGGGTGGCTACCCGAGTCAGCTCAAGCATTTGATAAAGATGTTTTTGGATCGTGGACACACCGTTACTATGATCATATGGTCCCTATGTGGCGTAAAGCACACTGGTGTACTTTCATTTAGAGATCTCGTCAACGCAAACGTTCTTCCGAATGAAACCCGTGATCCCTGGTCCCAGGCGCTACTGGATCGCTCGGGTGTGAGTTTCATTTTGGGACCCTATGAAAAGTTTCCATGTGTCATCAAGATTACTGACATAAATGAATACATAAAACGCACTAATGCGGGGGCTATCTTCTTCCTTCAGGACATCTTCCTGTTGGACACGTCTACTCAGGAACAGATCGCGTGTCCGTCCTATCTGTGGTTTCCTTTGCACTATGAACCCATTGATGAACCTACAGTCAAGGCGCTTGGAAAGATACAGTCAATCATTTCATTGTGTATGTCCACACGCGAAAGGATCATAAGGCAGATGGGACGGGAAAGTCACGTCGTACCTCACATAGTGGAATTTCAGACACAGCTTCCTACAGAAGACACCAAGGAAAAAGTTCGCAAAGATTTCGGGATAGATGATCGCTATGTGGTTCTCACTGTGGCCGGAAATTATGAACAGAGTGGACGAAAGTCTATCGACACGACCCTTTTGGCGTTCAAAGAATTTCAGGCAGAACATCCCGAAGCACTGCTTTGGATTCACGCACCGACGTTAAACCACGCAAGGGTTTACGATGTTCCTTTGATGGTAAGAACCCTTGGAATTCCAGAAACATCCATCAAGATTACGGAAACGACTCTGGATGAAACCACCCTCCAGAAGATGTACAAGTGTGCTGACATGTATCTATGTGGATCATGCTCGGAAGGGTTTGGCATTCCACAATTGGAAGCGCAGTACTTTGGCATTCCAGTGGTCACGACGCGATTCGGTGCCATGCACGACTATTGTCTTTATGGAATTTCCGTACCTCCAATTCAACGGCGATTCAATCACATGCAGAATGCGTGGTGGGTCACGCCTAGCGTCCAAGGCACGGTCGAGGCAATGGAAAAGATCTATCAGGGCGAACTGGAAGACAAGACCGAATGGGTTCAGCAAGAGGTTCGGCGCATCACCAGTTATGAAACTGTACGCAATTCCATTCTCGGTATAATAGAGAAAAAATAAAGGTTGGGATATAGTAGACTATGGAGAAGACTCCATTCAGAACCGTATATACAAAGAAATCTAATTTTGTCACACAGTCATTTTTCACCGATGCGATCCCTATTGACTATGGAGGGTCTGGTAACTTCGTGATACCACGTCATGGTGACTTTGTTACAAGAATGTACCTGTTGATTGATTACCCGAGTTCAATTTCGACCACCGTAAATCAGGCACATGCCATGATAGATTACATCGAGTTCATTATGGGAGGAAAGATAATTCAAAGGGAGACTGGCGAAACATTGAACATGCGAGTTAATTTAACCGAAACAGACAATGACACATTTTCACCCAATCAACTCTATAGGATGCTCGGCGGAGGACCGCAGTATCCTTTCACTGACACTGTTCAGTACCCAAGACCTTACCGTCTTCATGTGCCTTTACCTATGTGGTTCGCCGGCGATCCATCACTAGCCTTTCCACTGGCCGCACTTCGGTACCAGGAACTTGAAGTGAATATCGGTTTCAGGACTGCGAACCGTTGGGGAGGTGTCGATACTGGTGTCTCCGGTTCTAATGTGTGTCTGCACATTGAATATGGATATATGGATAACGATGTTCTGGATACATTTATAAAACAACCTCTACTTTACCCCGTGGAACAATTTCAGATTCTTGAACCTCCAGCTTATACAGGCGACAGTACTATTTACATACCTTCCCAGGACTATACCACGAGTGAAGGAACAAGTTTTATAAATCCTGTAAAGTCTTTGTTCGTTTTGTACAAGGATCTTGCGACGGAAACAACCAATATATTTGATTATTCACGCGGTAAGACTTTCGCAGAACTTACATCTCCGGATGATAATGATTTTTTGAATTCCATGGAAGTTGTTCTCGACGGTCAGGTGATGCTCCCGGAGGAAGCTGGAACGTTCGAACTTCTTCGTGGATATGAATACTATGCACATTTTCCCGGATGTACCCAACGAATATTTTTTGGAGCAGACCAAAGGTACTATTCATACATCTATGCCCTATCTTTCTGTCAAGACCCTATGAACAAGAAAGACCCCAACGGTAGCATCAATTTTTCCGTTGTCAAAAATCCTTCCATCAAATTGGATAGCAAAAAAAGAGGGTTTGATTTTAAAATACAAGGCTCTGCATTTCCATACGTCGATAATGGATATCTGGTATTTCAGTCGCTTATTAATAGTGGACCTGAATACACTGAATTAGATATAGGAGATTTTATAGAATATCAGAACTATTTAAAAAATGTAAAGGTTACAAAAGCTTATGATGAATCGGGTTATCTATACACAACTGATCTTAAAGAAACAGATTTCCCTGCTGAATTAGTTAATCCAGATATAGGTCGTGAATATGAAATTGTAAAGGGAAACATTGGAACTCGCGTTCGTGTGTACGCTCTCTCGGTGAATTTGCTTTACATCGAGAATGGTGTGGCGCGTCTTCTCTTCGACGCAAGTGAAAATAATTTTCCTAAATTCCCATAAATTCGCCGTAGGACAATAATTCATCTTTGTCATTATCGTATACAGCCAAATCAATTTTATCATCAAAAGCCTTAAATTCCGAGGCGTCAATGTAACCCGATTTGTCTACATCGATTTTATCAAATCCGCTTATCTGGTCAAATATACTTGCCCTTCCATTTTGAATCACGAGGAAAACTGTAGAAATGTAATAGAATGATATTTTATATCCATTTGGTTGTGAAACGGCTGTGTTAATATTCATTGTTGAAGTACTATCGATATCGATCGACGTGGTGAGGCGCATGTAATGAGGTAAATCTGTGTTAATTGTAGTGTCCGAGTAACTTGATATACCTACATTAGAGGTGTTTGTTCGAATTGATGCGTCTGATATAGACAATGTATCGGCTGGAGTTGTTCCACCGACATCTCGTGTTAAAATAAGGTTATCAAATACATTATAGTTTCCTAGATCATCACCGAGTGACCATAGCGCATAACCAGCTGCCGCAACTTGCAGAACCATGTCTATATAGGAAGACTGTGACCTTGGTGCTCTATATTCATAATCACCTCGCACAACGTCAAGAGGATTCTCCGAAAAAGAATACCCATAAAAAGTCCCACCATTGTGGTAGTTGTGAGCATATGCCTGAAAATCCTGATAGAAAAGCCCAACGCGCTCCTCACTCCTATCGGTTTTCTTTAATGTATTTATTGTAGCGTTTTTTACTGGATTAAAAAAATACGGATTAAACCCTTCTACCAATTCTTTAAAATCCCACAAAATGGCACGACATGAATATGCACTATTAAAATAATAGCGGTATTTTGTTGTAAATGCAGATCGATCCAGATCTATCTTAAAATCTTCTGTGTTAAATTTCTCAATAGGAATATCTAAACGCCTAAATTTCAGGTCATTGCGTTCTGCATTTGTTAAGACAATTTCACGCGTAATGAACTTGAAGTCGGTCAAGTCTGTGGTGGTAAAATTTAAAGTATTTTCTATAATTTCATCAAGTGGTTTGAATTTAATCACCAAAGTGATTTCAGAATTGAACATAGCGCACAATGGAAATGCGGATCTGAACGAGGTTGTGTTTACCTTGCCATCTTCGTAATGGGTGTTAAAAAAGAATGGTATCGGAAGAACGATGCGCTGATTCGTGGAATTCTGATAAAAGGCCGATTGTGTATTATATGCATAATTTAGGTTGGTCATGAGATTTAGGGTATTAACGCGGGACGTTTGCGTAGAGAACATGGACTCGTAGTGAGACATAAATTCACCGGTCATGTTCTGTATATCATTTCCGTCCACGAGAAGGCTAATTTTAGAAATCATGTTGTAACCGACATTGAAAAGACTTTTCTTTCCAGTATCTGATGTTGTAGGAAGTTTAAATGATATAAGCATCGCTCGCAGAAGGTCACCCATCTCCTTTGGATAAAAGGTGTGTCTGATTTCCTGCCCGAGAAATACCGTCTGCGTCGGTTTATAAACTCTGTAGAACGGAGTACCTTGGGTGTACTCGATGTGTTCATGTTCGGTGGGAGCTTTGTCGTTAGAGTACAGAAACGTATCCTGTAGACCAACGGCACTAATACCAGTTAGAGCACCAATACCTGTGTCTCCACGGAATCCAACTGGAGGCTTCAACATGATCCTCTCTTAAAGAAAAGGGACATTTTAAAAAATAATAATGAGTCGCGAGGAACAGATCATCGCTGCCTACACGAACGCAATCCAGCCCGTTCTGGAGAATGCCGTAGTGGTGGCCGCCGAGTATTGCAAAGCCACTGGAAGGAGCATCGTTACTGCCCTCGACATGGAATATGGAATGAAGTGGAGTGCCATGAAGTTGACAGGAAGGGTCTATGGTTCCATACTGCCAGATGAAGACGACGAGGATTCAGACGGGTGGGAGACCGATGATGACATGGTCGTTCAGGAATGTGATATGGGGTTCGACGATGAGTTCCGCGAGTATGACGGGGATGACGAACGCTATCTGGAGGTAAATCAGGCGGTCCGCGAGTGGGCTGACTGGGAACCCGAGACCGAACTCGAGATGATGATAAAGAGCGCCGTAAATTCTAGACGCTAATAGTAATCATGCCTGGTGGAATTGGTCTGGCTAATCCCCAGTTTCCCTATAAGAGTTACTTCGATCCTATAGGGGAAGCGGCACCCTCTTTGTACACCTATGATGTCACCACCAAGAACCAGTTTGCTCTCAGGTCTTTCAAGGACAACGTTGGGAATTGCTTCACGGACATGGTGCTGATGAGTGATGGTTCAGACAGCACGTCGGCCTTTAGATTGTTCACCAATACACCAGAAGGCAATGCAGTTAAAAGGATGACTGTACAAAATGATAATGTAAGTGTAAATGCTAAATTAGATAGTTTAGTAGGTAGACACGTAAGATCATTCCCTATTCGTTGTGGTTCAGGTTATAATGACGTGCATGCAGGAAGTTATATAGATATAGCTCTGCAGGAACCTGGATCTTTCTATGGTGGTTGGGGAGCACCTATATTTCAAGATGGTATACCAGGAAATACGCGTGATAATTCAGGTGGTCCAAATTCATCAAATCGGTTTATTTTAAATTTTCGTACGGTTGGAAAATCTAGCGGACACGAGTCAACAGCGGCAACATGGTCGCTTAAACAATGGTATTATAGTCCCCCTCCAGGTGGTTCCCTCTATACTTTATCTACATTTAGTGTAGTAGACGTCGGAGATGCGCGGGGATATGTGACGGCAACCTCTGGAGTATGTTCAATCGGTTCAGATGTGCCTAATTTACGATTGTATTTAGATAGCTCCACAATAAACCGCCCTGTACGAGTTTCAAATATTTGGATAGATTTAATTCGTGATTAGTAATAAATGCAATATTATGCCATTGTAGAAAAAACTAGTTTAAATGTGATAGACATCATAGACGAAACAAAATTTGATTATTACCCACTTAATTTATATTATCACGTAATTATTGATAATTATACTTTATCTAGAGATTGTGGGGGTGTATTATCTGCTAGAATTTCTGAAAATGATAATGTTGAAATCTATATTGACGAAACAAAATATGGCATTTCATATGGGATGAAAGATATTAGAGAAAAAAGGGATTTGATATTGTTACAAACAGATTGGATGATGGGTACAGATAGTCCGTTAAATGACCAAGTCAAAGAAGAAATTAAAATTTATAGACAAAAACTTAGGGATATTACAAATTCAGGGGTACATCCATATGATATAGTAATTCCAAGACATCCTATGGTAAAATTTCCTTGGGAACATGGAGTATATCGCGTTTAATCGAACCCAATAAATAGTAGTGCGTCTGGTAGAAACCAATGGAAGGTTATGAATATGACCCAGACGAGTATGCCACAATTTCCAGTGAGGCTGAGACCGAGTCAGACTCTGAAAAATCATTGGTCCCACTGGAACATGAAGAAAGTGTTCAGATTTTGAAGCCCCAGGTTGAGTACTCGGAACTGGACGACGTTTTCAGCGAAGAGCTGGACGATCTGGACCTCCGTGATTTCTTCATTGAAAAAAAGCAATCTAATAGTAGAGTATGTCAAGTTACGACATCGTTATCGACAGTTCAACCAGAAAAGATAGAGCCACAACCGATGCTAACAACTTCACCGTCTATCTCAGTACACCCCTTTACGGAATCCAATCTGTGAATTTTGTCTCTGCATCGGTTCCCTATATCAACGGAACGTCATCGGTGGTCAATGGGAATGTCCATGCCTATTATGTGGTTCTGGAAGTGCCCAACTATGGGATTTTGACTGATAGGATCTATACTGTGGACAATCCACCCGAGAGTGGTGATACCAACTTGAATTTTGCTTACACTGGTTCACTCGCAGTCCCTTCGCTGGCCGGCGCGAGTCCCACCAACTACGTGATGAGTTCGATGAATGATAGATTTGATATTCAAAAAACTGTACCAGTCATGGAAGCGATTAAGGTGTCCATCTACTACTATGACACGAGTGACAGTTCATTCAAGTTGTACCCATTCACGAGCACCGGGTCTGCCACCGAAGAATTTGTTTTGAAATTGTCAGTCCAAGCCACCAAGGACAAGCGATTCGCCACCAAGCAACAGGACGAAGAAGACAAACGTCTGGAGCCCAACATCGCACCACCGGTGACACCAGGGACTGAGAATACATTCGCACGCAAGTTGATCAACTACTATAGGTCAGCCACACGCAATAAACTGAATCCAGAAGAACCCACGGAACCCGTCGGTGCCCTGTTGCCCCGTCGAGAGTTCATGGGAGTTCCCACCAAGTATGCCCAGATCCTGATCCCGATAGCTGTCGTTTTATTGGTTCTGGCTATTCTCTTGGCTAAATAATAATGGCTAGGTCATCCTACACGACACCTGGTCTCCCAGACTTCAACTACGAATATCACACGATATCCTTTGACACATTGGATCAAACGAGTTCCAATAACTTTACTGTGTACTTCAATTCACCTTTGAAACAGGTGGTTCAAGCACGCTTGTTGGGTCTCCACGTCCACACCCGTGGTTCTGTGGAACACCTCTATATGCGAGTCCGTGAACTGGAATCCAACTTCAATGACCGACTTACAAAGAATCCACCGAATGTCACATCAGTTTCACCGGTCCAATCCATTGCCCGTGGTGCCTTTGGGTCCATCATCACGGATAATGATCAGGGTTCGTCATCCGACCAGCTGATTGTTTTCAAAGACAACTATGATCAAATTACTCAATTTATTCATCCTATAGAAAATTTGGATCGTCTGACTGTGAAGTTGTATAATCAGAACGGCGCCCTCATTCCGAACCCTTCGGGTGGAAAGGAGATCAATCACTTCATCATCAAGTTCGTCTGTCGTTCGCCCAACCTTCCTGGGAGACAGACTCTTCCGTGGGTTCAGCCCAGGGTTGGCATCTAGATGTCATCCTCTTCGACCACCTTGACCGTCCACTCTTGTTTGGGTTGCTCCTTGATTAACTTTTCCAGACGCATCTTGGTGGCCTTGACCGTTCGCTTCAAGTGCTCGGCAAGTTCTTCCATTTTCTTGTCCTTGTTCTTCAAGAGCCACTCTTCATCCTCGTTAGACCACCGACCCGATTTCAGGGTCGAATGTTCCTTGGCGATCTCGAGAGCCATCTTCTTCACCTTGGTGAGTTGTCCCTCGAGACCTTCAATCTCCTTGATAAGATCATCGATCGTAGGCTTGGGTGCCGGTAGCAGTTCTTGGTGACCGTGCTCGCGGTGCCAAAGGACTTTCTCCCAGAATGCCTTCATGATGGGCATGTTGGTCGCCCACCACTCGCGGTTCCGTGGAATCTCCACGCAGACAAACTCGGCAGGCTTGGGGTAGGTGATTTCGGCAGGTCGATATTGCACAAAGTCGCAGACTTCCAATTCGAGGCACTCCATGAGCACCTGCACCTGCGCATAGTAGTATTCGGGTGGTGTTCCGTCACCGATAGCTCGTGATTTTGGACACTTGATTTCCAAAAGTCGCCCAGAGTGGGTGATGCCATCGGGTGAACCACCGATCCAGTCGAGGGTGTGATGGGGTTCAAGACCAATCTCAAAAACCTTTTGGTTGTGACGTTCCTCATAGATCTGTCGGGCTTCATCTTCATACTTCTGTCCATGCTTGGTTGCCCAGTCGTTGAAGGGTTCACTGACGCCGCACTTTTTCAGGATCAACTTCTCAGGTTTTTCGTAGGGATTCACACCTATCGCGGTACCGGCATCGGATGCTGTGAGCATCGTGCCCCTCATCTTGAACCACGCATCGGAACGTTGTTCAGGATAAGTCTTGTTGAAAAACTTCTCCGCTTGGGGATGCATACTAGTTAGCATAGGGCTCTAATGTTTAAGTGGAGGACTTGGTAGGCGTCTTCTTCTTGCGTGATGATGTTGACTTCTTAGGCTTGGGCTCCTCCTTAACCTGAATAACTTCTTCAACTTCGGAGACGGCAGCCGCTGCGACCGCGACGACCTCCGGTTCTGGGACCGGCTCCTCCTTGACCACCACGGGCTCCGGAACGGGCTCCGGAACGGGCTCCGGGACAGGCTCGGGTTTTTTCGGGATCAACTCGCGAAGACCATCAACATCCACGACCTTGTCAAAATGATGGCAGTACTCATTAAATACACGCCCCTTGGCTTTCTCAAAAACAACTACATCTGGACCGAAACTTTTGACATCTTTAATAGATTTAATAGGATAAGGATTAATTACATCAACCTTGGTTTTGGAAGACTTAGGACCCCATGCACGAAGTTCGTGGTCTGTGCATAGCTCGTGGACTGTCATTGAACTTGGACTGATAAGGGCGACCTTCATTATTACTTTCTGTGGACATTTTTAATCATGGCATTGGGTCGCTTGGATGGAACCAGTCTCTTTTCAAGTTTCTCCTCTAGTCGCTTCAAGGTGAAATAGGCACCAGCCTGTTCGGCTTCCTTCTTGGTTGACCCCTTGCCTGTCCCCCACTGATGCCCTTGAACATAGACACCAACTCTAAACTTCGTGACATCCACATGGTCTAGCTGACGATATTCAGGGAGATCCCACTTTTGAGCCTGGCATACGCGCATCAGGATGTCCTTGTAGTTGTCATCCACCATCAGGCGATCCAGGCGAATGAGGTCTGGGTTATCCAGGACACCCAGGACGAACTTCTTGGCTTCGATCATCCCGAGGTCCAAGTAGATTGCGCCCACAAATGCTTCGAAAACATCTTCAAGAATCTTTGGGTTGTTGTTCCATCCATTTCTCATCCCTTTTTCATCCATCTGAATCCAGTTGTGGAATCCCAGTTTAGCAGACACTTCCGCCAACGTCTTTCCACAGACGATCTTTGTTCTCGCACGAGTTAGAAATCCCTCCTGCAGATTCTCGTACCTATCGAACAAGTACTTGGTGACAATAAAGCCCAACACGGAGTCGCCCATAAATTCCAACGTT